CCAAGAGCCTTGTTCACCAATACCTTTTCAACCTTAGCTCCGCTTTGTACCCAGAGCAAAGACTTGGACGTGTCTGATGGAAGCGCAATGCCATACGCAATGTCATCAACAGCGATAGGCCTGTTAGTGGTGTCTGACGCTGCATCATTGCTGTCCGCATGAACAGGCAATGTGTAGAAGTTCACACTCGGTGACGTGTACATGTCATCAAAAGTGGTGAGGGCTTCTGATACCCAATACTTGTCTCCAATGACGGCGTTGATGTCTTTGGCATAAGAGAAGTGTGTGTCGTCCGTGTCAACGAGTTTTGCATCATTCAGAACACGGTTTGAATTGAAAAGAACTGAGCCGGCAAAGCCAGTGTCGCTCCCCTTCTTCTCAACCGTTAAGATTTTTAGTCCCATAACTTGTTAGTTTTTAATTAATTAATAAAACAATTATCGAATGGGACTGTTGGAGGCTGAAAAGACCACCGATCAATACAACCCCATTACGATGCAAAGATACAAAATTATTCGGTAATCGGATTTGTGTACTTACACTT